CTTTCTAAATATGTTTCTCTTTCTATCTCTAGCTTTTGGTACTGACCTTCAACTGAATTTTCTTTATAGTTGTTAGTGTTTTCGCTTAGTGAGTATCTCTCCATTAACTAGTAGGGAAATTTAGACCACTACCACCAGATAAAGGTATTCTTAACGAACCTCTACCAACTCTTTTTCTGCTGTAGTTTGATGCTACTGTAGTATCTCTTGACGCATCTGTACTTGCTTCTGTAGGTGCTTTTTGCTTTGTAGTAGCATTAGACACTGAAGGTGTAGCAGGTGGTAAGACCACAGGAGCAGGTGGTGGACTAGGTGCTTTAGGCATACACATAAATTAACTCTCCTCTTGAACTTGTTTTTCTTTGATTAAATGATTGACGACACTTCTTTGACCTGACTTAAACCAAACTTGTTTTTCATTATCTTCAATGTTTGGACATTTATCAGGGAATAATTCGTCTAAGTATTCAATGACTTCTTTACTTATTATTGGCTTTTTTATCATTAGATACTCCTAAAGTGTCACCTAGTTCATGTCTTTTGCTAGTAATTTGCCCTGCGATTGCAGAATACCCAGTCATATCAACAAAATCATCAAGGTTAAAAGCACCCCCTTGACTTCTAGCTATCTTCAATAAGACCATTAGGTTTGCCACATCTTCAGGCAATATATTTATATTTAACTTAGTTTTGTTTTGTAAATAACCACTCCATAATCTTCCGATATTTTCATGGTTCTCTACTATGTCTCCGTTCTGTTTTGCTCTATCTGAACTAACTAGCTTTTTTACTTTGTCCAGTATTTCTGTACTTAGCATATTCGTAACTCCATAATGTTGGTTTATTTGTTTTTAAATTGTATTCACCATGTCTTAGTATTCTTGCTAATCTGCTTTGGTGGTAAGCATCATCAACTGTATATTTATTACGTTGATATTCTTCTATTACTGCTTTCCAGTTTTCATCTAGTGTCTTCTTATTATCTAGTAATCTACTGGCTTTAACATGACCTACTCCTGCACAACCTTTATAACCATCTGTCTGGTCACCTGTTAAAACTTGTGTGCAGAAATTATAATCTGCTAAATTCTCATCAATTTTTTCAATTTGATTATCAATCATAGAACAGTGAAACGCAGGTATTGTTCTCATATCTTTATCGCCAGATATAATTATTGATTTATTTTTATATTCACCTGTAGCTAATATTCCTATTGTGTCATCAGCTTCTAGGTTTTTATAAACTTCACTTCTATAAGTTTTAATAACCCATTCTCTTAATGCTTTATAACAAACAGGTTTTCTAATTTTCTTTCTATTAGATTTATAATCACTATCTATTTGTTTTCTAAAATTAATACTATCACTCCATACATTTATATATGAATTAGAATTTGTAAGGTTCATGTAATACTCTAAGGCTTGTGCATATAATTGCTTAGCTACCCCAAAGTCACAGTGTAATGTCCATTGGTCATTTCCCCAGTCAATAGGTTCTTCTAATTTAGAAGTAATCTTGTAGGCTAGTAAGTCAGCATCAACTAACATAGTTGTTTGCTTGTCATCTAGGAAACTGTGTATTGTATGTCCATTCTTTTTTGCTTGGTGTCTTCTAGCTTTATTCGCACTGTGTAATTCAAAGTGTGCGTCTGTCAACTCCGTCATAGTTTAATCTCCTTTAGTTTTAATATGTTTGATTTTGGTATTACTGTTGAGTTACCACCCTCATTGATTGTTCCATCTTCATTGAAGTTAATGTCACCAATGAAAACGTAAGTGTTTTTATTTGTTGATAACAACCAACCCATTGTTATGCACACTGCTGTCTTTGATTTTTTTAGTTGTGGAATTGTTTCCCAATTAGGACTTGAAATAATATCACTCCACCAGACTTTATAAAATTTGTATGGAAAATCTTCTGTATCTATGTCTGGTAATTTAATTTTAGTTTTTAATAATTTTTTCATATTTATAAAGTTAAGTTGAGTAATTCGCATTTAGGAATGATGTGACCTTTAGAAGTCCACTTGTCTCCACCTGCTTTGATGGGAAATTTCTTCATTAATTTTTTGAGAATTTTTGTGGGTATCAAAACCCAGATGTCTTTTTTTCTACCTTCAACAACAAAACATATTGCGTAGTAAGGTGAAGCAGAAACCATTATACCAGAAGGCTTTCCTCTACTTTCTATTTCTAAAAAGAAGTTACCTGTTCGTACAGTTAGTCTATCTGCCTTACATTCTACTTTGCCTTCTATTGCTTCTTGAAGTTCGTTTTCTTTACTCTGACCAAACTTTAGGTCAAGGTCAAACTTGTTAGTGTGTTTCACTCCAGTTGCTTCCAACCTTCATTTCACCGTCTAACTGACATTTGAAATTAAAATGGTCTTGTGTTTTCTTAAACATACCTTGTGCTATTTCTTTAAATTTTTCTAGTCTTTCAGGTTTTACTATGAACTGCATTTCATCATGGACATGTAAGACCATTGCATAGTCATCACCCCATTTAAAACCATTCTTATGTAATTCTTCATTAAGAATAATTGTTCCTTGTTTTACAAGTAATGCTCCTGCACTTTGAATAAGTGTATTTAAAACTGAATGTTCTGCTCTAGGAATTAATTTTCTACCATCTAAACCTTTAACAAAAGTTGCAAGTCTAAATTTATGTTTAGCTGTATTTGTTAAAGTTTTTAATGAAGGTAGTGATGCTTCAAATCTTTGTCTTATTCTTTTGGCTTCGTCATTATTGACTTTAAGGATTTCACCGAGTTTCTCATTTCCTGCTCCATAAATGAAAGCATAAATAAAAGTTTTAGCTTTATCACGAGTGGGTAGTCCTGTGGCTTTTTGATTGATGGTATGAATATCATCTTCCAAAAGTTTTTTTGAAAAATCACCATTGTCATATACGTTGAGATAATGAGCCAACACACGCAACTCCAAACCAGAAAAGTCAATGCCACACATAACCATACTGGAAGGAGCAGTAAATAAGGAACGAAATTCTTTACCAAATGGAGAACCACTGCTAACACACTGTGCAAGATTTGGGTGATGATGCGTACACCTGCCTGACAATGCACCATTAGTAATGATTTTTCCATAAATTTTTCCTTTTCTGTTTAATTTTAAGTATGCTTGTTCACCTTCAGCTAACTGTCCTAATCTTTTTGTTATCATAAGATATTCTGCTAAAAGTTTTGCTTCAGGATATGGAAGTGCTTTCAATATTTTTTCGTTCACTTCTGGTTTTCCTGTTGCTGTAAATGATGTAGGTGACCACCCTAGTATTTTTTGTAACCTGTCTGCTATATGGTCTCTACTATTTGGATTAAATATTTCAGTTTTGAATTGTTCAACAGGAACTCCTGCTTTTATTCCTCTTTTAATATTGTCTCTTTTATAAGTTTTAAAACCTGTAGACTTCTTCCATTCAGAAAAGACTAAAGATAGCTTGTCACTAATCTCCAATCTTTTCTTTGTAAGGATTGAATGTAGGGTCTCAGCAGACCTCTCATCAAAATCAATACCTTGTTCTTCTTGTTTTTGTATCCAATAAGCAAACTTATGTTCTAAAGTAATTGCATCTTCTGAATAATTACTTCTTATTATTTCTTTAAAGAGTAAATCAGTTACTTCTACGTCACGTTGGCAATACTCCAACATGTCTTGATTGTATTCGTCAAATGTAGAATGTTCTTGGTAATCGCCTTTTCTTAAACCTAATCTATAACCCCAACTTTCAAGAGAATGTCTTCCATAAAGTTTAGGTGGCATCTGTTTAAATTTGTAATCAAGTTCAAGTCTATTAGTCCATATAAGTCTTGAACAAAGTAACGTATCAAATGCTTTACCTTTAAATTCATAGTTTAATACTTGCTTTAATGCTTTTATATCAAAGCCTGTAATATTATGACCAATAAGAACTTCAGCTTTGTTCAGTAACTCTAGTGCGTCATTAATAGTATTAGGATTATATGAATAGACTTCACCAGTCTCTATATCCTTGCAAACTATACAATGAATTACTAAATCTTTTTTATCTAGAAACCCATTGGTCTCTAAGTCTAATATCAGTTTCATGTTTTACTTTCTTTATTGAACCAAATGCACAGTTATTTTTTCTATGCTTGGTAAAATTGGTTGCACTGATTTAAGTGCTTGATTAATTGTTTTCCTAGCCTGTACGTCTCCACAAACTATTACTGGAAATATGTTGTCAAATTTTATGGCTTGATAAATAGCAGTCATTATTGTTTTAAAAGTTTCAAATGCTATTCTTTGTTGCTTACCTGATAATTTTAAATATTCAGGCTTCTGTATTAAATAACTTAAAATAAATTTAGTTAGCATTGCTTCATTCATCAAAACTACTCTCTGCTAACCGACCAGTTTGTTTATTATAAATAAGACTTGTGGCAACTCCTGTCTCTCCACTAAATCTATTTTTTAATACTCTAACTATCATTATGTTGCTTTCAGTTTCATGCTGTTGATTTCTTTCAAAACCTATTACTGCATCTGATAATTGTGCTAGTGCATGTGAACCTCTTAAATGTGATAAGGAAGTTTGAACACCTTCTTCATGTCCTAAATTTCCACTGGGTCTTTTTAAATGTGAGACAACAAACATTGCACACTTAACTTCTTCTACAAGTTTTCTTAATTCAGTCATGGTGTTATCTATAAGTCTTCGTTCATCTCCATCATGTAACCCTGAAATAACTATTGAGATATGGTCTAAGATAATTACTTTGCAATCTAAAGACTGAACCATGTATCTTATTCTGTTCATTAAATCTTCACTATCGCTTGAACCAAAGTGGTCGTAGAAAGCTATGTTGTCTTTTACTTTATCAAATTCTTTTAATAATTTTTCGTTACTAAATTTTTTTCTAACTTCAGGATTATGTATTTGTGCATTTAAACCTACACTAACTATTCCTCTGATACTTCTCTTTACACTTTCTTCTAATGCAATGTAACCAACCTTGTGACCTTTAATAATACAGTCATAAGCAATCTCTCTACACATTTGAGATTTACCAGTGCCTGAACCACCACACAATAAATTTAATTCGCCAAATCTAATACCTTGTAATTTTTCATTTAAGCCATTCCATAGATAAGGAATAGTTTCTACTTCTTCATCATTTAATAATAAGTCTTTAGTATCTGAACCTTGAATAATACCTTGTGGTGTGTAGGCTTTAGCTTCCCACATAGCATCTATAATTTTAGAACCCTGTCCTTTTTGTAATAATTCACTTGGGTCTTTTGCAGGTAGTCTTGCTATTTTAACTTTTCTTACTGGTAATAAATTAGCAACTTCAACTGAAGCCTTAACTCCTGCTTCATCTGTATCAAACATTAAAATGATACTGCTAAATTTAGATAAAAATTGAAGTTCTTTTTTAATAAATTTCTTAGCACTAGCTGAACCTGAAGGTATAGAACAAACTGGATATTTGTTACCCTGTACTGCACTAACAGAAAGGCAATCTAGTTCACCTTCTGTTAAAATTATCTTAGATTTTTCTCCACCCTCTCGCCATACTTGTTGACCAAACAATGTAATTTTATCTGGGTCGCCTAACCATATAAATCTTTTGTCAGCAAATCGTAGTTTCTGTGCTACCTTATTATAATCTTTGTCATAATAATTAGCGATATGTACTGGCTCACCTTTGTAAGTTCCAGTTTCATAATTAAACTTTTTACAAGTCTCACTATTAATTTTTCTACTTGGTAATGCTTCTGTTATTCCTTCAATCATATTTGTAATTTTCTTAGTTGTGGCAACTTCAGGAAGTTCGCCATTAGTTTTTTCGTAGCTGTGACAACCAAAACAGTAGGTATGCCCATGACTTCCGTCAGGGGTTAGGTAGATAGCTAAATTGTCTTGGCTATCACAGTTTTCGCATGGTGCATGTCTGATGAAATTGCTAGAGTTCTCCTGCATCTTTCATTTCCTGTATGTCGCCATCAGTGACTGTGCTGTCTGCGAATTTGTAACCTTTAATATCTTCGTTTAATAAATATTCTCTGACATTAAAGTTAGGACATGTTTTTCTTTCATCAAGTTCATAATGTCCTACAATTCTTGCTTCAGGAAATTTAATTACTAGTTCTTCTAAAACTTTCTTTAAACTTTCCCATTGTTCTCCTGTAAAATTATCTTCTGGTTCTTTCCAGTTTTCTTCTACTGCACCACCAACTACACAAACTGAAGTTGATACATGATTATATTCTTTAACATGTGCTTGTAGTTCATCATCTGCCCTGCCTTGCTCAACAGTACCATCTCTTTTAATAACTTTGGCATAACCTATTTTTAACCAACCTCTTTCTCTGTGCCATCTATCTATATCTTTAGCACCTATCTTTTGTGAAGGTCTAGTTTGTGAACAATGTATCACAATGTATTTAGTTTCTAGTCTTGCCATTTTGTATTTCCTTTATTTCTTTTAACCATTCATCTGGTATTTCTTTTTTAGTTGATTGTACGCAGTGATATTTAAAATCAAACATCTCACACCATTTGCCATAAGTTGTTTTTGATTTTTTACCAATTTTGCTTTTTGAATTAGAAAATATAAATCTAATATCTAATTTTGGGTTCTGTAATTTTATCAGCTTCATCTTTTTTCTATCTGCTGAATTAAACTGTCCTTTAGTTTCAATAATAATATTTGAATTTGAAACAGGAAAGTCAGGTGTATAAGTTCTTTTCTGTTCAGGACTAGTAAAAGTTATCTTTATGCCTTCATAAACAAACGTACATTTATTTTTGTTTAAGCAGTTGTAGACAACTTCTTCTAGTCCTGACTTCAGGAAAACAGATTTAGAAATCTGAACTCGTTTGAACTTCTGTCTGAACATCTGAGTTGACTTCGGCTTTATAGCCATCTTCTTTTTCAAAAGGTGTATCTGATTTACCTTCTACAAGTTCTAAAATTTGAACTGCTTTTATTCTAGCAGTAATACCTGCACCAAATGGTGCTGAGTATGGTACTAGTTCATAAGCAATTTTAAGTTTAGACCCACCCCAAATTGTTTTTTCAACAGGGTGTGGTTGCTTCTGTGCATCAAGTAACTGAGGTCTTTGTGTAAAAGTTTCCTTAGTTTGTTTATTAACTCCTGATGCTTTTAGTTTAAAGATGAAGAAGACTTTATCTCCTTCAACATTATATCGTGGGTGAGGACTTTCCTTTACCTTTTTGCCTTTGTTTTCTGCAATCGCTGTTTTTAGACTGTCTGCCTGTGCATCATCAAATAATTTAATCATGTCGGTAGCTTCTGATTTAGCGACTTCCAAAGTCACCTTATATTCACCTGCGTCATTAAATTTAACGTCTGGTTTATTTAGGTGTGGATAAATTGCCTTACCTACAACACTTACGTGTGTCGTTAGTTTCTTCATAGATATTCTCCTTTTATGTTAGTCTATCTAATAGTGGCACTTAGTTGCACAGGTGCATGTATTTAGATACAGAAAAACGTAGATTGCTTAACTAAGTCCAAATCAAGATTTCCTTTTTTAGGCATTTTAGGAAATTTCTTTTGATTTTTCTCAGATAACATTGCATACATTTCATCAGCAAAATTCTTAAGTACATCTTGCTCATATACCTCACAAAATGCTTCTCTTAATGCTTTACCCATTAAATGACTGTCACTAGCCACACAACCAAAGCTGTCATGTATCATACTAAAATTATCTACTCCTAATTTTTTAGCTTTAACTACAGCAAGTTGAAGCACTGCACCATCATTTGCGTGAATGAAATTTGGACATACTCCTAAACTCGTTGCCCTTCTTGATATTCTATTAGTATCATGTGCTATAGAAAGTTTAACTATACTATCACCCATTTGTGTCTTAACTCTTTTGCTTTCCTTCTCATAACAAAGCATTTGAATAGGTGCATTTAATGGTGAAGTCCATGTTACTGGAAGATTTTCAGAAGCAACAAGTTTTGCAATGTCTTTTAAATATTGCATTATTTCTTTTGCTCCTACAATAATCTCATTGATACTTTCCCATAATATAGGTGTGAGCCAATTAGTTGCTTTAAAAATACCATCTTCTTTTTCTGATACTCTAAAAGTTTCTACTGATACACCTTTTTCATTTAGTTGTTTCTTCATGTGTTCTTCAATATATTTTCTGCAT